GTTGTTGACTCTGCTGTTAACACAGTTGCACCATCTAGTTCAAGTGGTCATCAGATTGAGTTCTTCTGCTACTTAACAACATCAGGAACAATTCTTGAAGGTAATCAGCAAGCACTAAGAATCGAAGCTGAAAGAAACATTCTTTCTAAGCAAGATGTTATGTCTGTTGACTATCACAGTGCTTATCACGTTATGGGTACTAAGTGGAATGTTGCTGATGACAACCCAACTAATGCAAACTTAGCAACAGCTAACAAGTGGGCTCTTACATACGATGCTGACTTGATTCCATTAGTTCAGTTAACAGTTAACTCTCCTCTAGACACTTCAACATATTAATTTGTGGTCATCAAACCTCATCAATTATTGGTGGGGTTTTTTCTTTACGCTACAATAAAACTAAATTACTTTTTGGATCGTGGCAGCTACTATAACAGCAACATTATCAAGTGCTACTGCAAATAGCTATGTCACCTTGGCAGAAGCTAATACATACTTTGAAACAGTTCCAGATTCAACAACTTGGGATGATAAAACTGTTGACCAAAAAAACAGAGCATTAATAGCAGCTACAAGATGGATTGATAGCTTTGTATTCTTTGGAGATAGATGTGACCAAAATCAGGCATTAAAGTTTCCTAGAAATAATTATCAGGTAGATGATGTAGAACTAGCCTGTACAACAATTCCAAATAATATTAAATATGCACAATACGAATTAGCTAAAGCTTTAGCAAATGATACAGACGCAATGACAGGAAATGTAGGAACAAATGGAAATATTGCACAAGCAAAGCTAGGTGATTTGGAAGTAAAATATAACACTGCTAGTCAAGGCACTGGTTCTGTTAATAATATTATGGATGTTTACCCTTGGTTACAAAGTTATCTTGGAGCTTATATGATTGGTGGAGCAGGATCTTTCCAAATGAGAGTCGTAAGAGGATAATATGTCATTTGTAGACGATACATTTAAGACATTACCAGCGCAGTTACTAAACCAGTTCGGCATAGACGTAACTTACATAAAAGCTGCAACAACTCAAACCTACAACGCAACAACAGGTGAAGTTGGTGGATCGGACACAAACGTATCCATGAAAGCATTGATAACCAGCGTCACGGCAACAGAGTTTCAATCAACATCCCAGACAACAGATCTACAGGTAATATTTGGTAACGCAGAACTAGGAAACTATTTCCCAACCAGTAGAGATCGCATACAATACACAGAAGCAGGAGCAACTAAAGTGGCGAGAATAGTAGATGTAAAAACATCCAGAGGCGACCAACCCATTCTTCATACAGTATTGGCACGACCACAATAATGGCTATAAACGAAATTCCCAAACTAATAAGAAAAATAAATCAGGTAGCCGAAGTTGTAAGCTATACCGCTCCTGCCCGTGCCACCGAAGAAGTGGCAGACTCCCTTCAACAACTAGGTCCAAGATGGACAGGTTACTTCTCTAACTCTTGGTTTATAGAAAGTAAAGGTTACGGAATAATTGCAGATGGAAGCAGACAGGAAGGAAATCCTGTACCAATAAGATTCTCAGGACTACCGCCTAGAAGTGGAGTGAAAAGAGTGTTGGCATCAGGAGTATCCAAATTTTTTATCGGAAATAACGCTGAATACGCAGAACAGGCAATAGACGCAGTACCTTTTGACGCAAGAGGGGAAATAGACCAAGAACCTCTAAAACAAACTAAGTCAGGAGTTAGATTTCCAGGAGACACCAGAGGTATGAAAAACTTAGATAAAGAGGGTCCTAATTTACAAACTGCCCAACTAGACTGGTTTCCCAAATATGCTGCTGGAGGTAAAATGCAAAAAGAAATAGAAAGCACCTTTAAAAGTGTTTTTGAAAAAATAAAATGAACTATCAATCTGTCCGAACCGCCATCGAAACTCCATTTCAGACCAACTATGGTGCGTTAAGTCCTGCAATCCCAGTATTTTTTGATAATTTCTACAATGTTTTATCTGATAGCGTAGATGAATTTATTCATGTAAACATAAAATTTGGACTAACAACTGAAACTGCACTTACCTCTTCTCATAATCATATTCGAGGAATAATCATAACAAGAATATGCACAGAAAAGAATAAAGGGCCAGCTAGAAATCAAACCCTTGCTACAACAGCATTTACAACACTAAATACTTTAGATAACACAGCAAAGTCAACAAGCGGAGTCTATTTACGCATGGGCCAGATTGATGGACCGAGTTTCACAACAGTAGAGGGTGGTCAAGAATCTAGAAAAGGACTGTATCCATTTTTTATGTCAAGAATAGAAACAAATTTTCAAGCTCAGTTAACTCCTTGAATCTTTTCGTCAATTTACGCTATCCTATAGACATATCGGGTAGTACCCGTATGTTCAAACCTTAGAATTATTAATCATGGCTACAGTTCTATCGGGTACTTCGGGAGCGTTATATTATTCTCCTGCTGGTACAAGCGTAACAACCCTTGCAGCATCAGCTTTTCCTTCATCAGGAGGAAATATTACAGTTGGAGCTCAGTTGGGTTATAAAGTAAATGACACAGTAACACTTACATATCCAACAGGGGCTACAACTACAAACTGTATTGCAGCAGGAGATCATTTTGTAAAAACTTATGATGCTTCAACTGGTGTTATGACTGTTTCTGCTACTAAAGGAGGAGCAGCATTAACAGCTTCAGCATCTCCTACTTTTACAGCAGGAACTTTTGCAAGTATTACATTTACAGCACCATTGGTTGTTGGATCTGTAAGAGAATGGAGTTTTGAGATAACCAGAGCAGAAATTGACGTAACAAGTATTGGTCAGACTGTTACTCAAACTGCACCATTTAGAACCTTTATCTCAGGTTTTGCTGATGGTAGTGGTTCTGCCAGCGTTTATTCAACAGATGATGACACACTTTTATCCAGCAGAATGGTTGAAGATGTTATCCAACGTCAGCAATCTGGTGCAAAGGTAAGATTGTATATTGATCGTCAGATGAGTGGTGCTAACGTAGATCAAACCGCAAGTAGATCAATTTTGGCAGATATCATTCTTACTTCTGCAAGTTTCAACGTAAACCCAGATGATGGACAAGTTGTGGATATATCCTTCAGACCTAGTGCTGCTCCAACATTCGATTTATCAAAATCTGCATAATATTTTATTAGCAGTTATTAATTATTATGAACCTCGGTCAATCCGAGGTTTTTTATTGCATAATGAAGTACACTAGTAAAAACAATATGAAATTTATGGCGACAATGAACGCTCTCGACAGACTTAAAAAAGCTGCGAATCTCGACCCAATTAAAAAAGAAGTAACCCTATCCGATGGGTCGCTCTTCGTCATGTATGTAACCCCTTTAACAATGGCAGAGCGTGAAAGGGCACAAAGGCAAGTAAGAAGCGATGATTCAAATGGCTTTGCTTTACAATTATTAATAAACAAAGCGTTAGACGAAAACGGAACAAAACTATTCAACGCAGGAGAAATAGATGTTCTTAAAAACGAAGTCAAGGACAGCGATCTTCAATCTCTTATGCTCGCAGTAATAAATGCAGAGGAGGAAGAAACAATAGACCCAAAATCCTAGCCAGCCAGTTAAAA